TTTTGATTTGAATCCGTGTGCCTCATCACTAATTACCAATTTATATGGTTCAAAAAGTTTCCTTCCAAGTTTATAAATGGACTGCCATGTTGAGATGACAACTTTTTTGTCTGAAACTTTATCTTGTCCAGCATAGACTTGGTGACAAAATTTTGCGGAATCCCATCCATATTCTATGAAATCACCATACAACTGAGAAACTAAGGAAGTGGTAGGAACAATAATTAGAGTCTTTACATTTAATGCTCTTACTATTAAATATATTATTAGGGATTTTCCACTAGCAGTTGGAGATAATAGTAAACATTTTTTATAGGATAGGGCATGATGAAATCCATCAAGTTGATAGTCTCTAGGTTCAAATGGTAATTTTAAGTTAGTAATGAACGAATCATTCTTTTCTATTTTAATTGGTTTCCACCAATCACCATCGGGGATTACTTGATATTTGTATTTTTCAGCAAAAATATAAACATACTCCAATAAACCACCATACAATACTCTATTATGAATATTGAATAGCCTAATTTTACCATCCCAAACTTTCATTCGGAATGAAGGCATAAACGTATGTCCCGGCACAGTAAAAGTGAAATAATCACAAAGTTCTTGTGCAACAGAAGGTTCACAATTGATTTTCAGATATACTTCATCTTTCTTAGATACCTCAATTGTGTCAATGGCCTTCTGTGAATCTTTTCCAATCGATTGCATTTTTAATTAAATATCCTCTAGTAGATAAACCCTTAACAATAGATTCTAAGTATCCTACTTTTTCTTCTCGTAACGCGATTCCTTTGTTAGAATTTATAACATCATCATCGGCTTCAATATAAGTGTCAATATCAGCTTTAAGTAATTTAAACTGAAATGGTTCCCAATCAAGAGCTTCTAGTTCCACCTCTGTCATTCTACCACCAAAATAATCTTTCTTCTGTCTGATCAACTTGTTATGATCATATCGCAAAGTACGGAGTCTTAGTCTTTCATCGTGAAAGAGTATTAAATATTTATTATGTAATTGTGGAATTTTTACGGATTCTTGGGCTAATTCGGTTTCATCTATATCACAATCACTTGACCATAATTTCTGTATTTCTTCAAATTTCATGTATTCAATAAGTTCTTAATAGTAAATTCTGTATAATTAAAAGTGGCGGTTGCTTGTATATATGTGGGTTCTCCGACAGTACTATCAAATGTAATTTCTGATATATCAGTTGGAAACATTTCTTGAAAATGAAGTTCCATAGTTGGATTCATGGAACTACTCAATACGGTTAATACAGCAGGAGAATATTCATCAGCTTGTGAAACAACCCAATCAAAAATTTCTTGCCAGTTCTTTAAATACTCATCCACAAGGAACATAATGGTCATAGGTGAAAATTCTACAACGCCTGTATGTCTACCAAATCCCGATCTCATCGGAACACCAATTGTTTGAGTTTGAAGTGTTACGCCGGGAATAGTTACCTGTTGAATAAAGAATGAAACGTGAGGTAATTTCTGAATATCAAATCTAAACTGAATATCAGTTAAGAAATTCATATTTTTTGGTTGTTCTGTTAAAGCGGTCATACTCTCTCGATAAAATGTAGATTATCTTGCTTTGGCCATTTAGTGGTAGGATTTACCCAATAAAAATCTATATCGGGATACCATTTAAAAAGTTTTATTAATTGTTTAGTCCAATCTTTATGGACATTTCCCCAATTCTTATCAGAACCAGATGTATAATAATTAGGTGTATCCGCATAAATGTTATCATATGAATTTTTTTGATGATCAAATCCTATTAAATAAATTTTATCTGGATTTAAATCTCTACACGCAACATATGCTGCGGAAGTTCCAGCTGACCATCCGACTTCATTGAAATCCCAAAGCTTTTGATCACGAATACAAATATTTTTAATAGATTGTGCATGAGGTTCCCATATAATAAAATTTGATTTGGTCCTCACCCTGTCATCAAAACCAGATATAACAACGAAGTTTTCACTTTTATTTTTAGTTTCATATATCGTAGCACCGTCATCAAATTTTAATTGCTTTCTCATCTCCGCGGGCAATGGATTCCATGAACTGTGTGTAAAATAACAATCTCCATCATATCCAGATTCTACAATATCAAATATCACTCCTGCATCTATAGCACAAAGTATATCTGGTTTAAAATCACGATAACAAGCATTACAACCAATAATTGTTCCCTTTAATTGGTACGGATTCACCTTTTCCCGACTTAATCCATTCCCAAGGACATACACAGAATTACTCATGACACTTCTCCATACTAATATTCACTACTACTATTTAGTAAGCATAAAAAAAGGGGTAGCCGCTATTGCGACCACCCCATCCATCCTTGTGTAAGGTTGAATTACATAAGGTTGTTAACGATAACGTGGCGGTAGTAGCGGTTAGCGTTAGCTGTAAGCGAACCGTCACCGGCACCGTTATTGGCGGAGCCTGTATCGTTAGCGAAAGGATTAGAAACCAGACCGTAACGAGTCTTGAATCCAATTTTCGGTTGAAAGGAATTCTCACCAACGGCGCGAACCATTTGGAGAGGAACGTATGGACAATAGAAAAGTCCTGCGTCATAAGCACTTGATCCTTTGTATCCAACTGTGAAATAATTAACAGCTGCGGAAGGTGCATATGGATCAACATAGACTTTGAAGCGACCATTCAGAGTACCAACCATTGTGGCACCAGAATCGTCAGGACTCCAATTATTACCCAAATCAGGCTGGGAAAGAGTTCCCGCCATTGCTAATGCAGATGCGACATCTGAGGAACAGATCAGGATATTTCCTTTTCCACGCCGGGTGTCTTTTGCAATTGCATTTGCTTCACGTTCAATCTGGAACATCAGACCTTTGAACTTCTCAACTGACCACCGACCGTTAGAGTCTGTGTCCAAATCGAAAGTACCGGCGGAAGCAGTGTTATGTGCTGCACCAGTTTTTGCATTGGTATAGATTGTTCTCAGAACTTCCCGATTGATCTCAGCCAAAATTTCTGTTGAAAGAATATTTGACAATTCTGTTTCAGCATCCAAACCGTGAACGGCTTTTAGATCCTGAGCTAATTCCATTGTGTACTCAGCTTTGAGTGCACGGGACTTAGCAGTAACAGTTACCTTATCAATGGCAAATGCCATTTCGGGGAAATTTTCGTAACCGGAAGTACTTCCGTCACCAATTAATTCTGCATTGGCTGTGGTCATACCAGTAGCAGTTGTCATACTGGCATCTGCTGGGTTACTGTTTGCGGAATGGGTTCCGGTGGCGGATGAATGCTTAGTATTTGCTTCATCGTGTCCGGCTTCAGTCCCTGCTTGAGTAGTGTAGTGTGCTTTCATAGCAAAGATAAGTCCGGTAGGACCTGTCATTGGTTGTACACCACAAATATCATAAGCGATGAGATTAGGCATAGCCCTACGGACTAAAGAAATAAGAACTGGATCAACATAATCGATGTTTCCACCTGTCTTATTTGCATGCGCAGCTTCCTGAATGTTTCCAAACATTCCACCTTGATGTGCATCTTCTCTCATTGCTTTCTCTTGGTTTTCCAAGATAACAGCAGTCACCGCTTTCCGATAAGTGTCTTTAATCGGAGGCAGGTCTTCGTGTTCAAGGACTGGACCCCACTTTTTTTGAAGGTCTTCAGCTAGGTACATCTTTTCTCCTATTTGATAAAATTAAAAATTTAAATTATGAACTATAGCGTTTTAACGCTTGAGTATAATGTTTCATACTTTCTTCTAATACAACTTCTTCTTTGGGAACTTCGATAGTATCATCAGTTTCCGTAATACCAGAAGTTACTGCATCAGATTTTGGAAAATAACTTTCCTTGAGAACATTTAATTTCTCACTATATTGCTCAGAATTCTCATATTCGATACCTTCTGCTAATTTGGAAATCTTTTCAGTTTCCGTATCAGCCAAGTCTTGTGTGACTTCTCGTAAGGCGCCGTCTTTTTTGAACTGAGCCAATTCTTTTTGCATTTCCACACCAGTATTGATTTGTTCATCCAACTGGCCTTCAAGGTCATCGATCTTTTCAAACAGATCGTCTACCATGTCAACCTTTTCTTCTGGAATGTCAATGTAATGTTCTGTGAAGAGAGTTTTGAGTCCAGACATGAAATCTTCAACCAATTCGGTACGAATACCGCGATCAATTGCGAGTTCATTTTCTTTCATCCACTCTTCAACAACATAAGTCAAATAACCATCAACTTTTTCCGTCATATCTTTTCTGAAGTTTTCATTGAATCCTTCGGATTCATTTTGTAATTTATCTTCAACAGATACGAGTTGTTTGTTGACTTCTTCTAATACTTTTGCTTGTACAGCGGCTTCAAAGATAGTAGAGGCTTTTTGTTTAAAGTCCTCTGATAGTCCATCTTCACCTTGTACTAGTGCCTCAACATCATCTTTTACATCGATATTAAGATCCTCTGCTTTAACTGCTACTTTAGTACGTTTTTCTTTAACTTCTTCTTCAGGCTCTTCAGCTTCGTCTTCTTCAACAATTGTGGAGGCTTTTAGAATTTGTTCGTACTTAGCTTTCAGTTCATCTTTTTTAAGACCATTGAGTTTTTCGTAAACAGCTGATAACATTCCATTTTTAGTTTTAGGAATTTTTAGTGCTTCTGCTGGTACTTCTTCCTCATCGTCTTCTTCTTTTTGATCAGAAGCTTCTGATTCGGTACTTTCTTCTACCTCTTCATCTTCTTCCTCATCTTCTTTTTTGACGGAAGCTTTTGAAGTTTTACCTTCATCTACCTCTGTGTCTTCGTCTTTTTCGTCTGAAGAATCTTGTTCAGCAGCAGCTTTCTTCTTTTCAGAAAGTTCTTCCTCTGTATTTTCTTCAG